ATGAAAATACCAACTCCCAGGAAAAGAGGCGAGACCTTTACAATTACTGTCTCATATCAAAGTAAAAGATATTACTGTACTCGTGACACTGCAAAAGAATGTGAACAATGGGCAGCACTTAAATTATTAGAGTTGAGATCACAAACTAAAATTGAGAATGGTGAGGTTAAACCTAAATTTACGTTTAGAGATTTGAATAATCAATATTACCAAAACGTTGGCCAATGGAAAGATTCAAAGTCATCACGCGCTTGGATCAAAGGCCAATACAATAATTTTGAAAATAAGTTTGGGGCATTAGCACAAAAATCTATTTATGACATTAGTCCAAAAGATTTGACGAATTGGCGAAATAAAAGATTGCAAGAAGTGGGTGAAAACACGGTACTTAAAGAAATTTCACATTACAGTGCAATATTTACTTATGCACAAAAGGAACTTTTTGTTTTAAATGAAAATCCTTGGATGCAAATGACAAAACCCAAAAAACCTAAAGCCCGTTCACGTCGTATTCATGAATCTGAAATTGAACTTATATTAAAAACATTAAATTATGAAATAGGTAAGGAACCTGTTTTGCCACAACACTATGTTGCTTGGGGATTTCTCTTTGCTATTGAAACTGCTATGAGACGTGGTGAAATTATTGAAATGCAAAAGAAAGATATTTTTGATGGGTATGTTCATTTACCCAAAACCAAAAATGGAGATCCACGGATCGTTCCGCTTTCTGAAGAAGCGAAAGAATTGTTAAAACTGATTAAGCATGCAGGTCGCAAAATCATACCGCAGTCAGAAAATGCTTTTCGTTTGATGTGGGAAAAAAGAAAAAATGCTGTGGGTCTGAATAACCTACATTTTCACGATACAAGACATGAAGCTATTACAAGAATGGTTCGAGTTAGAAAATTACCAGTTGAAGTTCTGGCTAAAATTACTGGCCATAAAAAAATTGATGTTCTGGTGAATACTTATTACAACCCGAATGCAGATGATTTGGTTGCAGCTTTTAATGGATGAAAATAAGCCCGCATATAGCGGGCATTTTTTAATTTTTTCGCCTTGCTCCACGTCGAAATTTAGAGTTTTTGAGAAGGGCATCAGCAGCATCAGGATCATACATATGCTTGCCATTGCTCCCTTGGTTAATCGAGATACATTTGGTTCTGATTGTCTCGTCAGAAAGCCCGTATTTCTTAACAAGTTCGGAAACTGATACCAATTTACGCTTTTCAAGTTTAAGAGTCGTCACAGTACCGCCAAGAAGAATTTGACCAAGAACGACTTGAGGGGCAGAGTCAGCTTCAATTGTTACGATGAATTCAGGCATTAAGTTTAGCTCCTCTAAATTTAGTCGTCGGCCGTTGTAGTTCTACGTTAGAATCATTTCGCATTGTTTCGTCTCCTGACTTAGTGATGTAGCACATATAGAAGCTGTCACTTCTATATGTGCGCTTAAAACTTATTTGGGTTTTTTTGTGGACTGTTGATTGAAATATGGATTGGTGAAAAGCCAACATTTAACGACACGCTCGCGCATGTCTGAAGTGGCATTCTTGACGTCATCTGCTGGGAAGTTTTTAGACTTCACAGGTTTATTCATATCAATAAATTTATAGCGACGACTTGAGCGAAGCAGAGTTCGCATTTCATTGATATCTGGTAAAGATTGATAGTTCCGGGCAGCAACTTTATAGACTTCATTTAGATTGATTGCGATGCTCTGTGCATCCTGGTCATGATGATTCAAACTGAATGAAGCACTACGACTGACATTCATATATTCAAATGCATCCCAGAATTGCTGTACCAGAGGATGATCACTGCCAAGCTGCTCTATACGTTCACGTGCCATCGTTTCTAGAATACGTTTAGCATCACAGATTTCATCGAGATCTATCACACCTTTTAAAACGTGTTCTGAAAGTGCATCAATCATTGCCGACACTTGTGCATGACAAAGGGCAATACGAGTATGAGTAATCCCTTTTTGATGAAATTCTTCTTCAAGACCTTGGATATTTTCTGAATAAGTTTTCAGAATTTTTGCTTCATTTTTCAGGCAATGCGTCATATAGGTACATGCTTCTTCAAGCTCTATACGAGACAGCCGGTCAGCAATTCTTTTTTTATCTAAATTATGGCCTTTGGTCGTCACTGTAATATGTAATGTACGCGATAGAATCGCTTCAGAGGCTTGAATAGGGGTATTCTGGCTAATCATGATCGCACCACGGAATGGTGGCTCATACGTTTCATTGCCTGCAGTTTTCAAGCCTTTAGAACGAATAGCACGACCATTGAATGCATCTTTAAGTTCATCCCAACTGAACTTTGCTTTTTGAGTACCCCCATTTTGATCGTTACGATCGCCTTCAATGAGGACGATAGGCATATTGGATGCTTGAGCGAAGTTTCGATAAATTGCTACGCTGGTTGATTTGTTTGGGTCAAAACCTTCATACGCTTCACGACCACTGAACTTCCACAATAATTCCAGTAAGGTCGATTTACCTGCACCTGCTTGGCCCACAAATTCGAAGAAAGGATAAGAAGAATTTAATGCACGGATTTGTTCAGCAAAATAAGTTCCTGTCCACCACGCTAATATAATTAAGCCATTTGCACCATTTAAGGTGTAGAAGTCTTTCCACCATGTAGGTGAAAATTCCTTTTTAGGATTAAGGGTGATAACAGGAGAATTGGCGAGACTCTTCAATTCCTTTTTTCCTGTTCTAAAGAAATCATGTTCATTTTTGGGGATAACTTGTCCGTTATGCACAGCATATTGATCAAAGATATAAGCTTGATAATCTTTGCTATAACCAATGAAATCGATTGTTTTTACTTCACGTAATTTTTCAGTTTTACGTTTAATAAAGGTTTCAAGTTGTTGATCGCTACCTGTCCACATGGCACCTGATAGTACTGACATGACACGTGGTTTAAATTTACTGCGTGATGCCATGTGTTCTGCTGTAAATGTAGTTTTGGTTTCACCCCAAGGGCTTTGTAAGTGAAAGTAATACCAGGACTCATCTGTAATTTCATTGGGTTGAAAATATAGAGGTTCAAGTTGGGCATTACAGATTTCTTTAGCTGAAGAACAGGTCTTTAATGCCTGAATACGGATTTCTTCTTCGGATAACATCTGATTTTGTTGTGATTCCTCAACATACTGGACGGCTTTGTTGAATTTTTCATAATCCAACTCCCACCAGTAGGTGCGAAATTTATGATTAAAAAAGAATTTACTGAGATTACTTCCATAAAAATTATAGATGAGTAGTCCTGCTTCTTCAGGCGTATCTACAATTTGTAGTTTGCCAAAATGGAGATATTTCTCTCGATCCTTTTCTGTGAGTTGTTCACGTTGGAAAAGGTCATTCCAGTCTAGGGATTTGCCATTTATAGGTGTAGGAGGCAGAGCAGCAGTGGAGATCCATCCCTCATCTGTGGCATGTTTATGATGTTTGGATAAAAACTTCTTACCTGCTTGATCATTGTCTAATGCCCAAACTAATCGAGGCTTATCTTTATTGAGTTCATGGCAGCGTTTTTTAATGGCATCAAGTATTTGGGTTGGATAATTACCACTGTTCATGTTGCTGATGCTGATAATTGCAGACTGTGAAAGTGCAATACTGTTGAATATGCCTTCAGTGATCCAAATACTACCTGCATGGCAGAGTTCATCTAATTCATGCATAGACCAAGCTAAGCCTGTCCATTTGCCGATAAAATTGGCTTTCTGACGACCAAACCGGTCAGGTCTATCGATGATACGTTCCCAATAAATTCCTTCAGCCAATTTAAAGCGAACTGTGGCACTGACGAGGCTTTTATTTTTTGGGGACTGATAAAGTTCTTGGCTATAGCGACCTTTTAAGTTTTTAAGATCAAAACCACGACCTTCTTTTAAATAGGCATCTGCTGCTGCATTTGGGTTTTCGGGTGTTTTAGGATGGTATTCAGACCAATCTTTAAATAAATCTTCACAGATATCTTTGACATGTTCTTCATAACCACACTTGTTGATCCGACCACATTTCACCATGCGTGGTGTTTCTGCATGGGTATAGAGTTCTTTTTCATTACAACTCGGGCAGCGCCCTTGACGATACCATTCCCCGACTTTCTTAAAGTTAAAAAGTTGATTCAGTCTGTCATCAATACGACGTTGAAGATCCATTTAAAAAACCTATAAAAGTTTAATTTGTTGAAGCCGATGGCGGTATGTAGATGCTCTAGTCAAATCAATAGTTGATGAATGGAATAGGGCAGAAATAAAGCCTTCAACATAATTCTTTTGATGTTCATCAATTTCGGTTTGTATTTCCAAACTTGCTAGTTGATGTTCGAGTTCGTTTTCCCACTGACGTTTATGCTGTGGCAGTCCTGTCTGAACTTCTGGATTTGGATTAATACTATTTTACCGGTCTCACCATTTCCAGACTTGCTGCGAAACTTGCCAAGCATTGATCATTACGACAAGACACAATCAGTTCATGTAGCAAAGGAGAGGGTTTTTTACGACTAGATACATGCATACGTGTGCCACAGTGGGGGCAATAAAAACCAATTGATTTACTCATGGAGTACCTCTAGATATTCAATCAAGTAATTGTTGCTCCCGACGACACTTACTTAATCGTTCTTTCTCATTTACAAAAATTTTCAAATATTTAAAAAATCTGTATTGGTTTTCAGGGAATAGCCGAAAGACCGTGCCTTATGATGATTTTGATTTTTGAGAAGAATCTTCAACCAGTTTTGATTCAACAAGATGTTTAATCCATTCGTTTAAACTCATGTCTTGTTTTGCTGCTTCTACACGTGCAAGCCGTTTAGTTTCTGGTGTAGTACGAAAGCTGATTTGGACTTCTTTTTGGGATTCTTGAGTAGCCATAGCTGTTTCCTTTGGAATCCACAGTGATTAAACTGTGGTGAATAAAGAACTTTGTTAAAATGGTAAATAAGCAAAGCAATATTATCCCAAATGGGATAATTAATATATGGATTTATCCCAAATGGTAAATGAGAATAACGATCAAAGAGGCGAACGCCTTCGTCAGGAACGATCACGCTTAGGTCTGTCGCAAAAAGATTTTGCTGCTTTATTTGGTAAAAAAAATATGGCTGTAATGCGTTATGAAAAAGGTGAACGTGTTATGGGGCAGGATGATTTAGAATCTTTGCATGCAGCAGGAGTAGATGTTTATTACCTAATTACTGGTGAGCGTACTCAGCCAGATTTACTTTCTGATGAGGCAAAAAAATTATTGAAATTTTTGGATGTAGTAGAGCCAAGTCAAAAAGACACTTTGATGACTTTGGTAAGGAATTTTGCAGAGAGTTTTTCAAAAAAGTGAATAAATGAGTAAATGAGTAAATAAAAACTCATTTGCTCTAAGCTTTTATAAGAAAAATACTATAAATTTAGCAATTTAAAATTGTTAAGTTGCTTTATTTTAAATTTATGTTAAACACTATAATAGTTGTTCTTTATTAGTCACTTATGAGGTGTTGCATGGATATTGATTTTACGAAAAATATAATAATTATTATCGGTAGCTGTTTAGCAATGCTCTTTACGATGCTACAAATATATAAGTTGTATTCAGATTCAAAGAAGAACTCAAAAGAAGCATTATTTAATGATTATGAAAATACATTGCATATTTTGGAAAACGTAAGTGAAGATGATGAAATTTATATTAGAATCAAAAGATTGTGTGATGAAAAGAAATATAAATATTTAATTGGAGAAAGTTCTGTCTCATTAGATTGCGCAAGACATCTTCTTTTAAGAGAGGAAACAAGTAAAGATATAAACTCTTATAAAATTGCTCATAGATATGTGACTTATTCTAAAGAAAAAAATGATTTTGAATATAAGTTCGGGTTGAAAAATAAAATTGTAAGACGTTCAAGAATGTATTCTGCTCTAGTTTTTTATTTTATTGCTGGTGTCTTAGCATTATATTTTCCAATGCTTTTTGGTTCGATCGCTGAATTTAAGCAACATGTATATTTACCTATTGTGAGTCAGCAGTCAGTATTCGTGTTTTGGTTCGTGACGATTTTCTGGGTTGTTTTTTGGGGCATGATAGCAATTTTATCTGCAAATTTTGCAGCCAATATTAATTTTGCTGAAAAACTTGTTGATAAACGTCCTGATTTCAGCTTTAAAAAATTATTTAAAAAAGTCCCTCTTGAAATCGAACCCCATGAATCATGAGTAGAAAGCCCTCCTAAGAGGGCATTTTTATTACTCTTTATTTACAGCCATTTGAATCTGACGTACCTGTTCTTGGATAATAAATAATGTGGCAGCCACAGATTCACCAGTTAGCGAGTCACAGCTTTCAGTTGATTCAATCAACAAAGTTAAGTGCTGATCTAATAACGATAATCTTGCTTGAGTATCCATGTTATTCCTCTAGGAACGGTTAAAACCGTTATTTATCAGGTCAGTCAGTTCATTGAAAAACTGCCAACTCTTCTCTGTATTCTCTAAAATCAAGATTGCCTGTACTGCACATATTGAAAGATTGTATGTGTCATGCTGCTCATTGAAATGATAGTCAATGTTTTCACGAAGTCGTGACCAGACAATATTTGTTTCTACAAAAGTTTTGTAGGAAACATCTGCTTGCAGCAAGCGGTATAAATGCTTAGAGCTGATAAAGAACTTACGCTTTTTAGAAAGTGGTTCTTGAACTCGAATAATGTGTTTTTCAATTCCCATTTTTTAAGTCCTTAAAAGTTCTTCAGGCAATATTTGTTCTGGTGTGTGCCATTGCCATTTATTGATATTTAAGCGGTTTGATGCTGAAGCTGCATAGGCAATCACGGATCTCGATTTCTTCTCCCAAAAGTGGAGCCGTGGATCATCATAAGAAACGTTCAGTTTGTACTGGCGAAGCTGCCGGTACAAAGCGCGGTGTTCACTTGGTATGGTTGCCAGATTTTCTACCGTTGCTTCTGCTTGAGTTGGGGCATCCGTACCTACAATATTTTCAGGACTTGGTTTTGGTACAGGTGATGGCTTAGTTTGAGATGTAGATATACCAAACAGATCTTTAAGCTTTTGATAGTTAATGGTGTAGTAATTCACACGGATAGATTTAATTTTTGAAAGCTTATTGATTTCAATTAGGCCGAGTTCTTTTAGCTTGGCCACAGCCCGTTTAATGGTTGAAATACTGAACATCCCCAGAGTGGTTTGCCATTCTTCAAAGGTATGAAACCACCATTTACGGTTTAGGTAAGTGGTTAGATTTTTCTTCTGCTTAAATTTTCTATTTTCACTTAATAAAAAATGCAATTTTTGCAGGAAGGTTGCTGCTGCTGTTCCCAACTCTTTAGCAAGTTGGGGCGATGCAATGAGGGGATATTCCTGGTTTGTGAGAAGAATATTTTTCATTATTTATCTCCTCGGTAGGTTTCAGTAAAACAGGCTTTGCAATGTGAAGTCCATTGAGTTCTGCCGCGCCAAGTACCATTTCTGTAGAAAAAATCTGTGTCGAGAGGATAGTAGTCGCCACAACGGGTACAGCGTTTTTCTGTACCAAGTTCAGTATTGATATAAATTTTAGACATGCGATTCCCCTTAACGTGTAAAACGCAGGCGAATAAAATTTAAAATTTGTTTATGAATTTTGGGGCGAGCAAAGTTAGATGCTTGTAAGCGTTGTAGACAGAGGGTATCGAGGCATACAGGTGCTTGATGCACATTTTTATTTTGAATGTTCATAGTCGTTTTCTCTTGGTAAGTTTTTAACCTACCAACATCACTTCTCACGGTAATGGTGGCAGACCAGACAGGGGTGAGAATACCGCTCCAAGAAAACGGCCAGCGCGAAGCTGCCCTGCCTAGCCTACCGTAACGACTGACTAAACACTGGGCAAAAAAAATGCCGCATAAGCGACTTTGATTTGCGCTCTTGGATGATAATTCAGGTTCTCACGCCTGATCACAGATTTTGCTGCGATATGGACAATATAATTTAATTTTTTTTTAAGTCAACTGTTTTTGTTTCTTATCATTCTTTTATAACTCTATTCTTTATTCTATTTATATAGAAGAAAAGGTCTTTTTGATACAATGGTTTGGCTCATTGTGAGCTAATGGATCGGGTCATGATGAGTCGATGCATGGGGGCAAATTAGAGAAGTAAATAGATATGAGTGATCCACAAGAAAACCCTGTTGAAAAGAAGATTTTCGAATTAATATTCGGCATTGAAGATAATATTAGGAATTTTCTAAGTGAAATAACCAATTCTAATGAACCAGATGTACTTAATTTAATCCATAATCCTAAGTACAAAGTATTAAAATCTTATTGTGATTCTAGAATTCCGAAATTCAAAGAAGATTTAGAAAGTAATAGATTTATTTTAGAAGATAAGTATTACTCATATACTATTATAATGCAGCTTGAGGAGATTATTAAGGGGTTAATTAACATACGATTAAGAAAAAATTCAAATAATTTAGAAGAATTGTTGAATGAGATTTTAATTGTCGCTGTTAAAATTAATAATATTTCAAAAGAAATTAGTATGATTAATATTTCAATTAATCAAATGGAAGATAAGATAATTTCATTAGTTGAAAATATTAAATTATGTAGTGAGGATGTAAAGAAAACGCACTTAGAGGTTGAAGAGAGAGATAGACTTTTAATTAGGTATTTTGAAAAGATTGATATTCTCATTTATATTGAAAAGTTTTTTTTGAATTTTAAAATGGAAGATGGTGTTATAATATCGAATGAAATAGCGAGAAGAAAGATTGAATCTACAATATTTAAAGACCTATTAGATGATTTGAATTATATTATAAAGGCACTAAAGAATTCTGAAGTATATAGTAAATTACTTTATTTAAATATTGATTCTATTTATAAAGTTAAGACCCAGATAACTAGTGTTAATAATTTGGATGATATTAATTTGATAATTAATATTTTTTCTGATTTTAAAAAT